TGACCTTCGGTTCCGTGGTCATGGCTGCACGACCTCTCCGCTCTCGTCATCGACGAGCCGCCAATCGACGACACGGATGGTCTGGAATTTCTTGCCCGCGCTGCCGTCGGGCTTCAGAAGGCGAACGAACACCTCTCCGATCTCTGGCCGGCGATAACCTGGCGTATTGCCGGGTAGAACGGTATCGAGCCGCATCATCTCGACGATGCCCTCGACGCGAACCTGAGGCTTCCGCCAGACAGTCCGCGGGCCAACGCTCTGCATAGAAAAGACGCGCTTCCCTGCCGCCGGGTGGTCCGGCAGCTTGCTCTGCGCCTGCCGCAACGCCTCGCGGGCGGCATTCGCCGCGACCGCGAGTTCGGCGCGCTCCGCCACGAAGCGGCGGCGCACGTCCTCGACCGTCTCTATCTCGGCGGCGCGCTGGCGACGATCGGCGGCCGCAGAGGCTCGCTCGGCCTCCCAAAGTGCCGCCCGGGCCGCATCGATGTCAGCCTTGATCTTCTCCGGTGTCATCGTCCTCTCCTTTCGACCGGCTCTCCGGTTCTCCGGTCAACGACCTTGCCGGACATGGTCTTGCGATACCGCGGGTTGCTCAGAGACGAGCGGGGCTTGAGCCCCAGGTGCGCCTTGCGGGTGCGGGCGACCTTAGACTTGACGGCGACGTCGACCGGCGTCTTGACGGCCTTGTCGCACCAGTCGCAGATACACCTCAGGTTCCGCTCTCTGTTCTCGCCGCCGTTGATCAGGGCGACTACGTGATCGCAGATCCACCGATCTCCGGCCGCGATCTTGCGGGTGCATTCCTGGCACTTGCCCTTGGCCCGATCGAAGACACGAACGCGGACCCGTGCGGGCACAGGCTCATCAGGAGATCGGCCGATCCACTCCGCAACAGAGCGTCCGACTTCGACTGGGATGGCCTTGCGGCGGTGCTCGGTCATGGGTCAAAACACCTTCGCGGAGATCATAGTGGCACGTCCAGAATCTCAAGCACTTCGTCAATGCGCTCAAGAGCTTCTCCCGACTTGTCCACCTCGTCAGGGCCTAATTCAGATTTGAAGTCACGCGCCCACTTATGAAGCCGGTCTCTGATTTCGTTGAGTTCTCGAAACGCGTCCGTATCGCGGCCGTGACTCGGAATATTCCCTTCATCTCCCCACGCTTCCAGGCTCATGATCATTCCTCCTTCGGCGCGCACGCCGGGTGATAGTGCCTGTACCGGCTGATCCGCCGAGGGGGGTTCCCGAGCGGCCGCCGACAGGCGGGGTTGTCGCAGGGCCGGCGGCCGATCCATGCGGCGAGGGCGGCCTCTAGGCGGAGGGAGCGGCGCGGGGTCATGCTGTGTCCTCGCCGCCGCAATCCCTGCACCCCGGACACGGCGCATCGAAAAGCACGCCGGTCCTGGCATCCCATCCACCGAGGATGCCGGAGCCGCCGCAGCCGTCCGGCACGGGCTCGAGCTCGTCTTCGGTCGGGTTCTCGTTCCACGTGCAGACTGACGGCCGTCTGTTCCACTTCGCCGACGCCTGCATGAAAGCGTTCGGATTGAACGCCCGCACGGACGCGCCGCAGCCCGTGCAGCCGACCGCGCGGCCGTCGCGGATGTGGTAGTTCTCGATGTGCGTGCAGCCGCAGAACGGACACGGAAGAAGCTCGGTCATCTCGGCCCCTCTGGCAGATCGGCAAAATGCGTCCAGCGGCGATGGTCCAGTCCATAGATCATGCCGTCTCCATCAACCCAATGGACGTCGACCCATCCCGGACTGGTCTCAGATCCAAGCAAGACGCGCGTGTTCTTCCGCGGGATCTGACGGCGACCTTCGCGCAGCGCTTCGGACGGAATCCAATTGATGGTTGACTTGCTCATCGCCCGCCATCCCGCTGCCGCAGCAGGTCGTCAACTTCCGCCACCTCCCGCAGGATGGCGGAGACCTCGAAATCTCGGAACGGCGGCGACGGACGGACGGTCATGACCTACGTTCCCCCTTGCACCCGATGATCCACCCGAAGACGTTCGGCGCGAACGGGCATGGTATTTTCAGCATTTCGCAACAGTTCCAAAGGATCGCAGCAACGAAGCCACGCGGGCTATACGTCCAGAATTTCCAGAGCGGGAAGATCACGCCGCTTCTCCCGCGCGCTTCAGGTCGGAGGGCGGATCGCTCCAAACCACGCCGTGATCAGCCCCCCACGCGAACATGAACTCGATGAGGTCGCTCATCTCGTGCTTGGACAGGTCCGACGACGACTGCCCCCACGGGATGAACGTCGCGCTGTCGAGCGCAGGGATGAACTGCACCTCCCGGCCGCAGGCGTGCATGAACAGCACCTTCCACTGGTCGGGGGTGTAGCGGCGCCCGGCGTGCTCGCATTGCGTTGCAACGTCATGCAACATTGCCCAGAGACGAGCGTTCTGCGGCAAAGTTCTGCGGCTCGTTTTGAACTCTATCCGGCATCCGTCCGGCGCCTTTGACGACCATTTTGCCGCCTTCGCGCGGTCTGCATCTGACCGGACAATAACCAACGCTCTGGTCATGGGAGGTGTGCCCAAATCCGACGAGACTTGATCATCGACACGGTCGATCGCGACACCCCAAACGCGCCCGCAATGACACTGTGGGTGCCTCCGGCCGCGCGGATCTCCGCAACTTCATTGGCGCTTAGTTTTGTTTTTGGCCTCAGCCGATTCCTTGCCTTGGCGTCAGCCATGTTCTCGGTTGGGGACCCAACATAGAGATGATCTGGCCGCACACATGACGGGTTGTCGCAATGGTGACAAGCATGCATGCCCTTTGGCACAGGGCGCCCGTCCAAGCGCAACGCCATCGACGCCGCCCGATATGTTTTCTTGGCGTAGCTGAAGATGCCGTAGCCATCTTTGTCGAGAGCGCCGCGCCACGACCAACACCCATCTCCGCGATCATGCCATCGTGCAAATGCATCCTCGATCGGAGGCCGACGCTTCGCCGCCGCGCTTTTGTGGGCCGCCCCAAAGCATGATCGAGAGCAGTATTTAGCCCGCTCCCAATACGCCCATGTGTTGCGTGGATCTCTGGAAAAGGATGCGCCGCAGTTTGCGCACGCCTTCGCACGCTGGCGCTCAGCGATGCCGTAGAGCGTGATAAAGGCGCGGGCCATCAGAACGGAATCTCGTCGTCGGCGTACTGTCCACCGCCGCCAGCCGGCGCGCCCCTCATGAACTCGCCCGGCTGGACCTCGATGTAGACCTTCGATCCCTTCTTCAGATATTGCTCCGCCAGCTTGCAGAGATTTTCATTGAAGACGATGACGGTGTGCCATTCCGTCCTTTCGCGGCGCTCCCCGGTTTCCTTGTCGCGCCACCGATCGGAGGTGGCGATGCGCATGCGGGCGATCGGGCGACCGTCTTGCGTCTGCCGCATCTCCGGATCGGCGCCGAGGTGACCGATCAACTGGACCCTGTTGAGCGATCCGGACATTACGCGGCTTCCTTCTGCTGATAGATCCTCGTCAGCTCGGCGACGGTCGCATCGACCTCGGCGAGGAAGGCGGCGACGGCGTCCTCGAGCTCGTTGATCCTGGCCGCGTCGCGCTCGACCCGGCGAACAAACAGCCGCATCTCGGCCGGAAGGCGCGGATCGAAGCTGACGAAGTCACACCACGGCCGTCCGGTGCATGCCATCTGCCACTGGACCTGGCACAGGTACTTCGCCGGCGCGGCGCCACCGAGAAGGGTTTCGATGTGCGTCGCGGTGTTGGGGGCCTTGATCTCGACGAGGCCGTCGGCGCCGACGAGACCGTCCGGGCTGGCGCCGGACATGGCGATGCGCGGGTGCTCGACGAAGCCGACCTCGGTCACGTCCGCGTCGCGGTAGAATTCGTAGGCTGCGCGCGCGAACGGCTCCTGTTCGGTGCCCCAGCGCATGGCGTCGTTGGTGAAGGTCTCGGCGACGGTCTTCGTCAGCCGCTCTGCGACCAGCTGGGCGGCGTAGTTCGCCCGGCTCGCTCCCCAGCCCGACTTGGTACGGGCGATCACATCGGCGACGCGGGAGGCGGTGACCCTGCCGAGCCTGGCGGCAAACCACTCTGGCGAGCCCTGGACGATCTCGATCGCGCTCACTGGCGCCGCTCCTTCTTCGCGTTGAGCTCGCGCATCGCCGCGTCGAATTTCGACGCCGGCATCGCCATGAGGCTGTCGATCTGCATGTATTTGCAGAAGCGCGCCACGTCCGCGTCGACCTCGGCGATCTTCGCCTGAAGGGTCGCGAACTGCTCATCGGAGATCGTCGAGCCGTCGTCTTCGGCGCCGGCGGCCTTGCCGTCGTCATCGTTCGACGCCGCGAGGCCGAGGGCCGCCTTGAGCGTGTACCGCTGAAGGTAGGTGATCGTGCTGCCGATCGCCTGGATCGAGTTCTTGTTGCCGCTGTCATCGCGGCCGGCCGAGAGGGAATTCTCCTCGGAATGGCCGAGACGGTGCGAGACGATGCAGGTGACCGAGATCGGAGCGTTCAATTCCGTGTGGGTGCGGAACCGATAGGACAGCCCGTGCTTGCTCAGGATCGGGTCGATCGTCTTCGCAATCCCGCCGAGGTCTTCGTGCCGGTAGTTCGTGCGGCCCTTCTGCGACGTGAAGTCGACGGTCCGGTTCTTCACGATCGTCGGGATCTCCGCCTTGGCGGCGGCCATCGCCTCGTCGAAAGCCCTCCGAGCCTCATTCGCCTCATAGCGCTCCTGAAGCGCCAGAAGCTTTTCCATCATCTCGACGCTGGCGCCGGAGGCGAGGGCTCGATTGAGCATCGCCATCGGCGTCATCGGGACGGGCGACGAGGGCGCGGACGGTTCCATGCGCTCGACGACTGTGGTGCTGGTGACGTTCATGCTGGTCTCCTCAGAAGTCGATGACGGTGTGCGGGATCTTGCGCTTGACGATCGCGAGAACGATCCGGCGGGCAGATGCCTCGTCGATCTCGCCGATGGTCATGATCGCGGCCTTGGCGGCGCCCATGACCTTGCCGCGGTGCGCCTGGTCGGCAGCCCGCGTGGCGGCCTCGTCGGCGAGGCGCTTCGTCTCGGCCTCGGCCTCGGCCTTCTCGTGCGCGGCGCGCTGTTCGGCGTCGATGCGCTGGCGCTCGGCGGCGGCGACCTTGTCGCGCTCCGCCTGCAACGCGGCAGCGTGCTCACGCTCCAGGCGGTCGCGATCCTCGGCAGCCTTCCGCTCGGCCGCGGCGCGCGCGGCGTCCTCGGCCAGTCGCGCGGCGGTGGCGATGCGCTCCGCCTCGGCCGCGACAGCTTCGGCCGCCTCGCGCTCGCGGCGCTCCTGTTCGGCCTTCTCTGCCTCCTGGCGGGCACGTTCGGCCGCCTCGGTGCGGAGACGGTCGAGCTCGGCCTTGTCGGCTTCGTCCTTCAGGATGCGAGCGTGCACCTCGCGCAGCGTCGATAGCGTCTGCTGCCGGACGCCTTCGACGTAGTCGATCTGGCCGCGGAACACCTCGGCGTCGAGCATGCGGGCCTCGACCTCGGCGATCTGCTCCGAAACGTGGGCGCTCGTCGTGTCCAGGCTGATGGTGGCGGCCGACCGAAGGTGCTCGAGCTCGGCCTTGATCGCCGTCTCGCGCGCCTCCTCGGCTGCTTCCCACGCCGTGAGCGGCGCGCGAGCCTCGTCGCGCAGCGCGTCGAGTTGATCGCGCACCGTGCGCCGGACCGCGTCGACCTCGTTGATCTTCTTCCGCGCCGCCTCGTTGAGCGCCTTGCCGGCATCGTCGATGGCCGTCTTCGTCCGGGTGACCTTGTAGGCCAGCGAGCCGATCGCCTTGCGGCCCTTCTCGGTGGTAAGGTCCGGGACGTGCGCCGCGACCTCGGCCGCCATGTGCTCATAGAGCATGACGAACTTGTCCGGATCGATAAGCACGAGCGCCGGGTTCGTTTCGACCATCGCCGCGATCTCGGCGGCCGTCGGCTCCGGCGGATGGTTGTCGCCGATGGTGACGACGCGGGCAGCTTCGGCCATGATCAGATCCCCAGTTCGCCAGCGACCCACGCCGGCATCTCGACGACATGCCGGCCATCCTCGGCCGGGGTGATTTCGACGTGAGCGAGCGACAGGCGCGCATAGCGGCCGGCTTCGATGCGGATGGTGACGCTGCGATCGTCGCGTTCGACGATCTCGGCGGTGATCGGGATGAGGTCCGGGGCGGTCATGCCTTGGTTTCCCCATATGCGACGGCGACCGGAACAATCGCGAGATCCCGGCGGCCGAGCGCATCGCGGACGAACCATCTGTGCTCTCGCCAGATTTCCCGGTCGACCTCGGTAAGGTCCTGCCAGATAGGACGACGCACGCCGCCGTGCTTCCACATCCGCAGCACCTCAGCGAGCGCGTCGATGGGATCGCGGGGCTCGGTCATGGCAGGCGCTCCCGCTCGGCGATCATGGCGCGGGCGTACTGGTAGTTCCACATGGCGTACCCGGAGCAATCCGGGGCATACCCTTGCCACCATGTTGGTGGTGGCTCTGGGGCTCGCGCGGCGAAGTAGTCGAAAAGGCTCATCCCCAACGAGCCATCTTGAATGCCAGTCCCGTCTGGATCCCTGACTTCGGCGGTCGGGAACGCCGGGCCGCCATCATTGCGCGCGGTCATCAGCATTCCCCCTCGCCAGCAACGAACAACGCCGCACGATCACGTTCGGCCTTCACCCGCAGCTCGACCTGCGCATCATGAATTCGAGATGCGATGTAGGCCGACGACGGCATGGCGAGACCGGCCGCAGCATTGGCGATGATGGCCTCGACGCCGCGCTCGACGATGTCGGCTGTCTCGGGTGACAGTTCCGGGTTGAGCGGGATAATGTCGCACATGGTCAGGCCTCCGGCTTGAGATTGGCCGCGTTCGAAAGCATTGCGATTGCCATGCGACTTTCTTCGTTGTCGCGGAGATAGCCGGTGCCCTTTTGCAGATCACCGACGCGGTGAGCTAGAACGCCCTTGGCGGCAGCAAGCAGGTATTCGTTCTGCGCCCGTAACCGCGCGCACTCGTCTTCCGCCTCTATGCAATCCCGTGCGTAGCATTCTTCGCCAGCCGAATAGCTGTCGCGCTCTGCCCGAAGCATCTCGTTCTCCGCCTCCAGTTCTGCGACGCGGGCGGTGAGAGCGGCGTTCTTCTCGACCGCGTCGAGAAACTTGCCGTCGGCCTCGTTGAGGATGCAATCTGCGCGGAGTGATCCGACAACCTCCGCCCCAGCCAAGAACGCGTGACCGGCGTCCGTGAGTTTCCAAGCGTAGCCAAGGTTCCCGTGTGGGTATTCACTGCGGGTCACGTTGCCGGCGACGCGTTCACGCTCTAGGATATTTCGGGCCGTCGCCCTCGATCCGGTGAAGCCGGTCAGGTGCATCTCCCGATAGATGTAGGCCGCCTCGGGAAAGCGCGCGTCGCGCACCGCGGTCAGAATCGATCCTTGCTGGCTCCATGCCATCTCAGCCTCCAATCCCGCCGGCCCACACGAGCACGGCAGCGACGAACAGAGCGATTGCGGGCGCGGTGGCCCAGGTGGGGGCGGGGCGATTCATTCGGCGGCTTCCGGCACATCAACTGGCGGAGTGACCCTGCTCAGCCGGGCGGCCTCGATTACCTGCGGCGCCTGTATGTCCGGGTCTCGAAAGACGACATAGTCGCCGTCGCACATCAGCACCTTGACGGCAGGCCAGTCGGACGTGCGATCATCAATGATGACGAGGTCATCGGGCCGAAACACCGGGACGTACTTCTTGATCTGCTTGGCATCGAGAGAGACGGCCGGTCCATATTCGCCGAACCGGACGCCAATGCGACCGTCGTCGATCTCCGGGAGGACGTAGTCGACTACGCCTCGGATGATGACTTCGTCGCCCTCGCGGATCTTGCTGATGTCGATCATGGTTGACCTCACTCGGCTGCGATGGGAAGGAACAACCGCTCGGCCTCGACGCCGGCATTCGCGCGGGCGAGGCGGACACGGGCGGCGGCGATGCGGTGCGGCTCGATCACGAGCGACGAAAGCCCGCACTCGGCGATGTCGGCCGCGATCTCGGCCTTGTCGCGCTCGTCCTCGGCCGGCGACATGCTGGCGCGGCGGCGCTCGATCTCGGCCACGTCGCGGCGGGCGCCACGGACGGCGAGCG